ATCAATTCTGGAGAAGTTGCAAGTTCCGGATGGTTGATGTTCTTCTGGTTTGAGAGCAAACGAATAAACAGCAATTGAGTCATTCGCTTTACCAGCACCGACTGCCGCAGGGTCAAGACCACCAGGACCAGTATGATGCTGCCATACTTGGACACGAGAAAAGTATAATGAATCTCTTTCAGCAAAACGGTCATGACCATTTAATACTAGTTTATAATTACCTGTTTCAGGAACCGCAATTGTTCCGGTAGATTCAGTCCATCCACCAGTCCATACTAGTTCTTTAACTGGATGATTGAAGTTTAGATCATGGGAAGTTCCAGTGGCAGAATCAGTAAACTGAAGTTGTTCAATTAAATATTCATGAGATACTTGAGCAAAACGTCTACGTTCATCAGTATCAAGATAGATGTAGTCAGCCCAAAGAGATGCGGAAGTTGGATTAGAATCAGTCTCACTACTGAATGTAATAGCTACTTTAACCTCGTGGTATTGAAGAGCAATTAAGGGAAGAGCAAGACCTGGATTACGACAGAACCAGAATTGTAAAGGTACAAATGCTTTTACAGTAGTTGCTACTGCATCAACACCTCCCATACATGCCATATTTTGAAACTTAGTACCAGTTGTAGCAGCTTGAGCGCCTACTGTTGCTCCTGAATTAGGTTCATTAAGCTCAGCCCATGTCTCGAGCCAGTGACCATAATGTTTGTCAATTTGTTGGCCACCAATTTCACATGTAATTTCTTTTAACATTACTGCTCCTCTATTATTTACAACTGTTCCAGTAGCATTCATAGCAGCTTCAACATACATACGTCCTACAAGGTCACCATTTCTGGAAACAGTGGCTGTAACTTTATTTCCTAGACCTACAGTTCCGTTGAGGGTTTGTTCAACAGCTTCCATAGCGAAGTTAGTGTGTCTGCGGTAGACTACTTTGAAGAAGGTAATTTGTGGATTACCTGTAAGATAGATATCTTGTGCGCCATAAGCTACGAGTTGCATTAGTCCTCCTCCCATTATTTTATACTATATACAAAGAAAAAAATTTAAATTAAATTAAACTTTAAATTAATTTACGCAAAATTTTATGTTAATTCCCTATAGAATTTAACTAAATTAAACCTAAAATTAATAATATCTATATAAAGATTAATCAATTAACCTTTATTAGAATGATTAATGATAATATTAAAAGTAAAAGTAAAAGTAAAAAAACAAAAAGAAGGCATAATTATCAAAAAACAAATAATACTTTAGATACATGCCATGAAAAGAAATTAGAAACATTTAATAAAACCTATAATAATATTAGTTCTTTGGAAAAAGAACTAAAGAAAGTTCAAAGAAATATTAAAAATGAGAAGGATAAGAATACTTTATTTGATTTAAAAAAAAAAGAAAAGAATGTTAAATCAGATATTTTTAAAATAAATTCTAAGAAAGAAGAAATAGATTATTTAGTTAATACTTCTGAAATATTATTTAATTATTATGACTCTGTTGAAAACAAGGATAATGAGCAAAAAGTAAAAAATATAAATATTCTGGATTTTTTTAATAAAGATATTACAAATATTAAATCTAATCAAGACTTAAATCGTTCTGATTTATTAGAAACATATTTAGCATCTACTGATAAAAATTATATAAATAATAATCTGTCTTGTGAAATAGATGTGTGTTATTATTGTAATTCTAAGAATATTAATGAATTAAGTAATGATGGTATTCTTTTTTGTAATGATTGTCACACCGTTGAATACATAATAACAGATAATGAAAAACCAGGTTATAAAGAACCTCCTAAAGAAATATCTTATTTTTCTTATAATCGTATTAATCACTTTAAATTCATTGGAGTGAAAGAGGAAGCATTAAAAGTGTCTAACTTCCTAGTATTAATAATTTTTTATTAATGCGAGACAACCTCGTAGCGGGAATCTCCTTAGAGTCTTAACTACTAACTTTATATTGGAAACTTTATAAAGGAACACGGTTAATTGCCGTACCCAATAGTAAAAATGTTAAGGATTGGACAATCCGCTTACCAGTATCTAAGTTCGCTATAATAGAATATGATACGGTGTCAGAGACTGAACGGGTGTCGGTTCTCTATGAAGTTCTAACTAAACCGAGAGAGCTTAAGGTACAGTCCGACCTATAATGAAAGTTATAGGGTTTTAATTATAAAAATTCAGATAAAATAAAATTTAATTTTAACAATTTAATATGAAATGATAAAAGAGTATAATACTTTACATCCAAATTGTTATAATTTAAGAACTAGTGGTAATAAGCTTTCAATCATCAAAACTTTCATTGAAAGAAAAACTTAATTTAGCAACAAAACATTTAGATAATCTGAAAAATAAATATAATTAAATGCAATGAATGGGTAGCACAAAGTCAAGGTAAAGAAACAACCGATATACCTGAAGAAATTTTTGATAAGATATTTCTTGAACTTAAGAAGAATAAAGTGACTAATATGGCAACTCTAAATTACGAAAAAATACGTGGAATACTAAAGAAAAATAAGATTAATAAATACTATGAACACATACCATATATTTTAAATAGAATAACGGGTAGAAGTACGCCACAACTTACGCCAGAATTAGAAAATAAATTACGCGATATGTTTAGAGAAATACAAGGTCCATTCATTAAACATTCTCCTAAGAATAGAAAGAATTTTTTAAGTTATTCTTATGTTTTACATAAATTTTTAGAAATTTTGGATGAAGATGAATATATAAAGTTCTTTCCATTATTGAAATCTAGAGAAAAATTATATCAGCAAGAATTAATTTGGGAAAAAATATGTAAAGAATTGGGATGGCAATTTATAAAATCAATATAATTTTTATATAAAATCTCTATAAGTTTTTATATAATTTATAAAAAAAAGGTTGGGTTTTACTAACAATAATTTTTATTGGTAATTTACCTGGCGGGGAATCCCACCATATTGGCACCAATACCAAGTCCGGCACCAGATCTAGCACTGGAACCAACAGAAGGGGCGAATAGGTCAAGTAGGGAGAAGGTTGCTGCCGCAACAAGACCGAGACAAATCACATCCATCATATCAGATTTGCGGCCGGGCATAACCCAAGCAGCAACAGCAACAACTAAACCTTCAACAAAATACTTAAGCATTCTTTTAACAACTTCGCGTACATCTAGTCCATTCATTTTTATACTATATATAGATAAAAAAATTTAATAAAAAATAAATTTAATTAAAAATAAATTTAATAACAAATAAATTTAATAACAAATAAATTTAATAACAAATAAATTTAATAACAAATAAATTTAATAACAAATAAATTTAATAAAAAATAAATTTAATAAAATGATTTAAAAATTTAAAAGAATAATATTTTATAAAATGCCTAGAGATACTGTTTCTGTTGCCGAATGTGATTATCTAGAAGAAGATGCTGAAATTCGTGGACAAAAATTTACATGCCTTTCATTTATTTCACCTGAAAAAATTCTAGATGATAAAAATACTTTCACTTTTACTAAATTTACTGAACAATTTTGTAGTGATGTAAATGAATTATTTAGTAATATGAAAGAAAAATACCCAGATGATGCGGATACTTTTCAAACTGTAGCTGATAGATATAGGTTTTTATTTAATAAAAGTCATATGCAAGAAGAATATAAGTATTTTATGGATGAAAAATCTGAGCAATTAGATAAAGAATTTAGTGAAACTGTAGACTATCAAACAAATGTTAGGGGAATTAAGGTTAGAGGTTCTTATGATAGTATGAGAGAAGCACAAATTAGAAGCGAAGTCCTAAAGAGAAAAGACAAGAAACATAATATTTTTATTGCCCAAGTGGGATGTTGGTGTCCGTGGGATCCATGTGCTGACCAAATTGATGACCAGCATTATGGAGAAGACCAACTTAATACGTTGATGCAAAAATACAAGGAAAATCAAGCACAAAAAGATGAGGTGTTTGATGAAAGAAAGGAAGAAATGCTAACTGCCCAAAAAGAAAAAAACAATAGGGTAAAAGAAGAAAATCTATTAGAAACGACATCATCTGATAATCAGACACTAGAAGAGCAAGTTAATAATTCTGAAAATGAAGTTATAGATACTACTGCGGGAGAATCCGTGGAAGAATCTCATAAGGTAGTTTCTAATAGTGGAATTGGCGAAGACACCACTATTCAAGAAAATTATGATGCTAAAACAGATCCTGAGGTAAATCAAAAGGTGTTTGATGATTCTGATCCTTGGTTGAAGTCTAAAAACGTAGAAGTAGAAAGTAAAGTTGAAGAAGTAGATTAATAATTTTATATTAAAATATTAATTTATAATAATAATGAAGTTACTAATAGTATTAATGTTCTTTTTTGGAATATTATTGATTATTCATGGTATATATGAAGATAAATTCAAAAAATTAAAAAAAAATGTAAAGACGCAATATAGATTTGTACCACGTTCATATTATGATGAACAAATTTTTTCAAATCAATTTTCTTCTAAATTAAGTAATATATTTGATGAAGACCAAGATGAATGGTCGGCTAACCAGAGAGCATTTACACCATATAAATCAAAGAAACCAAGGAAGCCAAAGATACCAGAAATAGATGAAGAGACTGATGAAGAGACTGATGAAGAGACTGATGAAGAGACTGAAAATGAAACAGAGAATGAAACAGATATAAAAATCGTAAAAAAAAAATTTAAAAAAATTTAAAATAATTTATTAAATATATATTTTAATAAATGATAAAAAAAAAATTAATTCAAAATTTATTAAAAAATGAAAAAAATATGGGAAAATTAACTTCTATTACTTCGGTTATTATTGCTAATATTTTAAATTATATTTTAAATATTGGTTTCGGAATAAATATTCAAGAAAGTTCTGGAATTTCATTATATCTTATTGGTAATATATTAGGTTATGTATTAGACCTATTATTTGCTAAAAAGAAATTATACTTAATTGATAAAAATGGAAATCCTAAATTAATAGATAATTTTAATGATAAAATAAAATTTGTATTATTATCTTTTGTTGATAAATATTTTATTAAATATGTAATTTTATGTGTTATTGATGCTATTATAGGATTAATTTTACTTAAATATTGTATAGAAATTTTAGATGAGAATAAAATTCTATTAAATTTTAAATATAGAAATTTAATAGTTGCTTTACTAATTCCAACAGTTACTTACTTTTTATATGTTAACAATTTAAGATTTGATTGGGCATATGAATATAATGAAAATTTCTTATTAAATGTATTAATGTATGTATGGTTAACAATAGTTTTATTATTTGCCGTTAATATAAATTATAATACACAAGAAACAAAAGATAAAACGCAACTATAAAAATGTATAAATTTTAATTTCCTTTTAAAACGTTTATTTTAGTATTATTTCTTTTACTTTTAAACATCGATGGGTCAAATTCTTCATCACTATTATCATCTTCCTCATTTTTATTATTTAACCAAAATTGTTTAGAACCAATTTGATATTCTTCATGCTCATTTGCTTTATACCAGAATACACAATCATTTAATTTATTACTATTTGATGTATTATTAATTACTAAACATTCATAATTTTCAGTACATTGATCCATAACTTGACAAAAAACTTCAAAAGACGGAAACATTCCAGCATAATTTTCATAAATTCTTTTTCTATTTCCTACAATATTTTCTCGCAAAATAAATACGTAATCTATATTAGTTCTCAAATTTGGTGGAATACCTAAAGGATATTGCATTGTGATTATAAAAAATAATTTGAGATGACGTCCATTCATAAATATTGATCTAATATTTTTATCTTTTGCCCAACTGCTATCATATAAACAATCATCTAAAATAATAAATGAACGGGGATCAATTTTAGAAGAACCGTATGATACTTTCTCTTTATTTAATTTTTTCATAACTAATTTTTGCCGCTTTATTATATTTTCAACTAATTGTGGGTCTACTTCTTCATGGATAAATGCGTTTGGAACAAAATTTCCATAAAAAGAATTAGCACCTTCAGTCCCGGAAACTACAGTACCAATCGGTAAATCGGTATGATAATATAATAAATCTTTAACAAGAAAAGATTTACCTGTACCTCTTTTACCAATTAAAACAACAACATTATCGCTCTTAATATTAGTTATATCAAATTTTTGTAATTCCAATTTCATAATTAAAATTATTAAATATTTTATTTTATATTAAAATGACGCATATATTTTAAATTATTTAAAAATCTGGTTCACCTACATCAATTTCACCCATAACATCATTTATATTTTCTTGTGTTTTATACAAAATTGTATAAATCATAATTGAAACAAACATAAAAATCAAAATTGTATAATCTTTATAATTTTTCTCTTTATCTACTTTATTATAATTATAATAAATTGCTGCTATAAATAAACCAATACAAATAGAAACTATAATTTTATTATCATATAATAACTCCATTTATTTAATTTGAATAATTTAAATTTTAAATTTTAAACCAATTTTTAATTTATTAATTATAATAAATATGAAGTATTGTATATTTATTTTAATTATAATTTTATTAACTATAGTTATTTATAACTTATATAATACTAAAATAATTGAAGAATATCATGAAGGTTCAAATCAAACAACGTTACAAGGTGATATTAATCAAACATTAAATACTATGAATGACGCATTTAATGATTATAGAGACTATACTGATTCTATAGATACAGATGCGAATAAATATGGGAGTAGATTAAGAGATATTGGTGACTTATACAGAGGTTCGGGTGGTATTAAACAAAGAATTGATAATTATGACTCAAATACAATTCTTGATACGTATGAAGAACATCCGGGTAAAAGTTGTTCATTTGAAATGAATCAAGATTGTGGAGGTAGCAGTGGAGGTAGTAATACATTACCAAAAAAATTTAATTTAGAGACTGGAAGAATTACTAGACAAGAATGTGCGCGTATATGTTCTGAAAGAGATGATTGTATTTCATTTAGTTACAAAGAAATAAATCAGGAAATAAATGAACAAGAGTGTATTTTATCATCTGTTTGTACTGAAAATAATGCTACAGGCAACTCCAACGATAACTTATATACAAAAAAAATAGAAGATTATAGTCAATTTCCACTACTGAAGTATAATCCTAATTATAATAAAATATGTAAAAATGATGTATATCAAAATATAGAAACAAATATAAATGATGGCATAATGTCGCTGGGTTCATGTGCCGCGGAATGCGGATCTTCTAGTGAGTGTATAGCATTTGAATATAATCCAGCTACTCAATTATGTAGTCCAAAAAGTGAATGTAATGAAGATGGATGTTTAGAAGAAGATACTATTAATAGAAATGATAATTGTAATAATACTACATTATATTCAATTAAAGAAAGTTATATAGGTGGAAAAAATTCCCCATCATATTATAGTTGTAATGATTGTGACAATAATAAAACTATTTATAATGAAGCATTTTTAAGATTTTATACTGGCGATACAGGCACGGCAAGTCTTATATATACAAATCATGTTGCTAATATTGGTGAGGGAGTAAGTGAAATGAATTATTACAAAATTACACAAGGTTATCAAGTACAGGTATTTGCGAATTACAATTTTTCGGGCGAAGATGAAGACTATGATGAAACTGGAAATGATGAATATACTTGGTTAAAATCAGATGGTAGACAATTAATAAGAAGTATAGGCAAGTTGTTCCAAGATTTTAAATCATTTAAAATTTATAGTAATAATGAAGCTGATACTAGGAAAATCTGTAAAGGTTATTTTGGTATTTGTCAAACAATAGATAGTGGTGCGTATAATTCAAATAATCATTTGGATCAGGGAGGTACTCTTCCTGATATGGAACAAATATTTAATAATACCGGTACTGGGGTAGAGTGTCCATATGAAAATAGAGTTTGTGAGTGCGAAGGTTCTTGGGGTAGTTGTACTGCTACTGGTTCTGGGAATATTTTTACACAGAAATGGGAAAAGAGTGTTGATGTAGAACGAAATTCTATAGGCAATTGTAATATACAACCAAGAGAATGTCAATGTAATTATAATTATGGAGGATGTATTCATGATACTGATACTAATACATATCAAAAAACACAAATAGTATATGGGAGTTCTGATCAGACCTGTCCTGGAACTAATAAAATAGTAGACTGTGATTGTAACCCGGGAAACATGAATAATTATGGATCCTGTGATGCAAATTCAAATTATGTAAGATCCTGGATAGGTGATTCAGGTTGTCCAGGTGATATAAAGGATACTCCTCATGCTAGTGGTTGCGGTGAAGAACCTATTAACTATAATGATAAAGTTTTCATTTATTACGGGTTTAATCAATGGTTAGCTTTAGATGATAATAATCCAAATACACGTTTAGTGAGAAAAGGGGAAGGGAATAGAACTGGATTTTATATAAGACATATACCTAAACTAAGTAATAATTTAGGAGGAGACTCAGCAATTTTAAATGATCCAGATAATAGGGCTAAAATAATGATAGCAAAAAGTACTGATTCCGCTCACACTAATTGTGGTTGGTATGGGTGTAGAGTATTATTTAGAAGGAGTGATAAAGGGGCTAGATTTGGACACGGGAAAGGTGATTTTGAAGGTGGAAATATAAATGATGATAAAAAATTGGTAATACAAAAACATTCAATAGGGATTGATTCTTCTCCTGGTAATATAATTAGAAATAAAGATTATGTAAAAATCCAGCAAGGCGAAGGTAGATTTCTTCGAGGAAAAAGTGGTAAAAACTGGCTTGATTTTGATGGGACTGAATGGGGAGGGAAGAATTTTCAAATATATAAGGTTTAAATATTAGAAATATTGATTTATATTATACTTCTTTAAATAATATTATTTTAGAAATATTATTTTAGAAATATTATTAAATTATATTAAATTTATTATTTTTAGAAGAATTATTAAAAATACAAATAATTTTAATATTAATTTAAATAAATATAATGAATAAAAATATTATCAAAATAATTTTAATTTCATTAATAAGCATCATTTTAATAAATTTATTAAACTCATTTAGAAATAATAATACATTTTGTAAAGTATTTTCTTTAAATAAAAATAATAATATAATAGAAAATTTTTATGGAAATACAAATACTGAACTAGTAACTGATGAAATAGAAGATGACGTTGAAGATTTAAAAAGTCAAATAGATTTTTTAATATTAGGTGTTCAACAAAAAATAAATATTGTTCAAAATTTATTTGATGATACGAATGATTTAAAAGAAGAAGTAAGACAGGAAAGAAGTGATTGGCGTAGCCAAGTGGTCGAACTTGTTAGTATCAGTGAAAATTATAATTCAACTCCTAACAGAAAATGTTATCAAAAATCTACTGATATTTTGGATAGTAAAAAAACATTACTAGATTGCTCGACTCAATGCACCAGTGATCCTAATTGTTTATCTTTTTCACATGATAAAATTACTAATGACTGTAGATTATCAACCATTTGCGATTCTACTGATTTAACAAGTGAATCAAATTATAATAGCACTTTGTATACTAATGGAGATATAACAACTAATATTGGAGAGTTTACTGTTAAGAAAAATAAACAATCTAACAATTTATGTAATGATGAAATAAAAAATATATCTGTAGGAAATGTACATCAGTGTTCAAGTAAATGTTATAATAATGGTGATTGTGTATCATTTGAATATACATTTAATGATAATAATGAAAATAATTGCTCTCTTAGAAAGGTTTCTAATGAAAGTCAATATATAGAAAATAATAATGAATATACATGTAAATTAAAAAATATAGTGGATCCCGCAGTTAATATAATTGAAGAAATACAATATACAACAGATGGTTTCGGGGAAAATAGATTGGAGAATTATTCATTAAGAGATTTAAAAAAGAATTGTTCAAAGGATTGTAACAATGATCATCAATGTAATGCATTTAGTTATTATTTTGGTAGTAATGCTATTAATTGCGATTTATATACAACTTTATCGGCTAATACTAATAATAATTTAAGTGTTGATTTTAAAAATATTTGTCAAAAAAAATCAGATGTCGATAAGAAGAATTTATATATTCATAAAACAAGAAGACCGGTAGATAGTGATATCGATAAATGTGAAGGAGTGTGCGAATATGGAATTCCAAATGATATGCCTTATATTAAATTTTATAAAAATGGAAATGATAAAAATTACTCTTATATTACATTTACTGGTATGTATGATGTACAAGAAATAGATAATTTCAATTTTTCTGAATATACACATATTAATATTCAAAAAGGTTTTGAAGTTCAATTTTTTGATGAGAGTAATTTTCTTAAAAATGCCCAAATTTCTAACCCCCCTGTTGAAACTGCTGGGGATTTTGATAATAATTTTGAAAATCCCAATTATGAATATAAAAACGATTTGGATTCTCTTGCGGGCAGTAAAGACACAGTTTATAAAATAGAAATAAAAAAACTGGAAGATAAAGATTGTGCATTATTTTTTCAGGGACCGTGTAGAAACGGTTATAGAAGAACAGAGTTATATTATGATATAACGGGTAGGGATTTACAGATTTGTCGTAATAACCCACCTCAAGGTATAACTATACTTGATGATATACCATGTTAAAATATTAAGTAAAAGTTTTTATAAAATATTATAAAATATTAATAAAAGTTTTTATAAAATATTAATTTAAATAAATAAAATGTTTAAAAATAATAAAAACTTATACTTACTATTTGGAATTTTATTAATATTAATTATAACTAATATAAGTCTACATTTAATTAGCAATGAAAAATACTTAGACTTTAATACTAAACCACATTTTTACTACAATTATTACGAATTTAGAGAGAGAGATTTATATAATAAAATTTTAAACTTAGATAGAGATCTCAAAGATTTTTCTGAAGGAGAAAATGGTGACAATTTAAAAAATGCGGAAAATGATTTAAAAGTGATTGATACCTTAACTGGTTCTGGTATATATTCTATAAGAAATAGTATTAATGAATTAGAAACTGAATTTAGTGACGGAAAAAATATTATACAAATAATACAAAATGGATATTAGTTTTTAAATATTATTTTTGTCTGCTAATAATTTTTTTCTTAATATTTTATTATTTTTAAAATCATCTTCTGAAATTTTTATCCCAAGAAGAGATTCAATTTTTTTAGAATACTTTTTTTTTGAATTATTTTTTTTAGAATTTTTTTTAGAATTTTTTTTAGAATTTTTTTTAGAATTTTTTTTAGATATATCAATATTTTTATTAACCACATTTCTATCAATTTCATAATTATTGAAAACTTCATTATCTACTACAACACCTTTATTACTAGTCGCGTCTTCATTATCATCAACATTTTCAATAACAACTTCTACAACATCATCAGACCCCATATTGCCTTCAACTACGCTTTCAACATCATCATCTATCACTTCTTCGTTCTCATTGTCGTTCTCATTGCCGTTCTCATTGTCGTTCTCATTGTCGTTCTCATTGTCGTTCTCATTGTCGTTCTCATTGTCGTTCTCATTGTCGTTCTCATTGTCGTTCTCATTGTCGTTCTCATTGTCGTTCTCATTGTCGT